GATGATATAGAGGCTTTCGTAAACTCCGGTGCCGACGTATTCGACATGTACGCCGTCGAGAAGTTCCGGCCATCATGCCGCCCACCCCGTTTTGTCGGCGACATCTACGGACGTGCCCGCGACGGAAAGGATTCACTGAGGGATCTCCGTTTCTCCCAAGACTCACAAGGTTGCCTATGGGTGTGGAGCCTGCCCGACTCCTGCACTGCCCGAGGCCAATCTTCATCCTTTTATTCCATTGATGCCACCATTCCATCAGACCAGGAACTCATCACCGACCGCTACCTGACTGTCGTCGACATAGGTGGCCGCTCCGACAAGGCCGACTGGTCTGTGATCGCAGTCTTCGACAGGCTCCCTATGATTGACGGAGACAAGCCTGCCGTCGTGGCCCAATGGTACGGACACATCGACATGGACCTGCTCGCATGGAAAGCCGCCCAAATCGCCGCGTTCTACGACAATTCACTGCTTGTCATCGAGTCCAACACCCTCGAGACTCACGACCGTGACCGCAATGTCGACGGCAACCAGGCTACGGCAATCCTCTCGCAAATCAAGGATGTCTACGACAACCTTTATGCACGCAGGCAATCGGAAGAGGCTATACGCCAAGGCCTGCCGGCAAGATATGGCTTCCACACAAACGTCGCCACAAAAGGCATGGTCATCTCCACACTCGTCAAGGTGATTCGCGAATGCCTGTATGTGGAGCGCGATGAGCGTTGCCTTAACGAATACCTTGACTACGAGCGCAAGCAAAACGGTGCCTTCGGTGCAAAGCCCGGAGCCCATGACGACCTGCTCATGACCCGCGCAATTGGACTTCATATCTGCTTCTATGAAATGGATCCTCCAAGAATCATCAGCCGCACCAATACCAGGTCGCACAAAAAAGACGGCCCCATATCCGAAGCCGTCTTCTAAATCCCAATCCAAGTTTTTGTCCTGTGAAAGCCTACTGGCTTGAAACCTCGGCAGCAAGCTGAGGCGACACGCCGTCAGGCATCTCCCCTGCGGCAATCTGCTCCTTCTGACTCTGCAAGCTCTGGAGCAACTCGTCGGCAAACGGGAAGTTGCCGGCCTGAAGCAACTGCTCCAACGATATGGCCTGACGCTGCCATAACTGCATAAGGAAGTCGTTGGCCATCGCCCGGTAAGCCGGTGTAGCAGTCGAAGGCACGATGCTAAGGTCAAACTCCACATCCCGTATCTTCTGCGGGTCATACTCCACTTCGCTCCCGGCTCGCCCGGCTATATTGAATACCCTCGGCGTGTCGTAGAATTGCTGCATGTTCTTAACGTCCATATAAGCACAGTCGCGCATGAACTCGTTGAAGGAGTCAAGCAGGTCCAACAGCGATGTCGTGGCGTTCTGTGTCTGCTGGCTGTACAATGCAGCCGATGTACCTGAATACCCCGGCTTCCCCTGCAATGCCCCGTTGACCCCCGATATGTCCTCAAAAAATTTCAGCTGCAAGTTCAGCAGTTCCTGTATCCCTATGTTAGTTGAGTTGCTACTCACCTGATGCGGCACATGTCCGCTCTTGCTCGGAGTGTATACTATCACCCCGTCAAGCCGTGTCCATTCGTCAGCGAAATCCTCCGGCGTCATACCCACCGGTATGCTGTCGCTCGGCACGAGCAACGCCCCTTTCGCGCTCGTGCGCATTATCCAGTCGTACATCGTGACCAACCGGTTGGTATACCGCTGCTGGTCTATGAAGTCCGCCACGAACGAATGTATCTCTCCATCAATCAACGGATATGCCTTGAACACATACGGATGCCCTTTATGCGCATACGGAGTCTCTCCCTCTGCGAGTATATCACCAAGCGGTGTCAGATAGTAGTAGTACCAATAGCTGTCTATCATCCATTCCGCCTTTATGAGCGGCACGTCCTCCGCCGGCATTCCGGCCTCCGCCGCCTGCCGTAGCCGTTCCGCATTCTCATCGACCACCATGCGCCTGTAGTCTGCGGTCTCAATCTTGAACACCTCGCCGCTGCTGTAATCATGGCAGAAGTAGCGTGGCTTCGTCTCCTTGCGCCACACCTCTATCACCCTGCATCGAGTCAGGTCCCTCGGCACAAGGAAGTCCTCCTCCACATCATCTGAGTAACCGAAGTCCTGCCATGCCTGGCTCAGCATCGCACGGCTCCGTGCAGCCCTGTATATCTCCGCCAACCGCGTATAGTCGCCGGCACTATGTGCGAACTGCGAGCATACATCCTCGAAGCTCACATCGTGTATCTCACCTACACACTGGCAATCCCAACCGCGCACATCCCGCATATTTGTGTCGATGAAGAAGTTGTTGGGCTGTACATTCTCTGTCCAGCAATCCTCACGGTCACCGACACGGCCATACCATTTACGATGCACGACCATCCCCGATATCAGGTATTCTTCCATGCTGCGTGCATATAGCTCCGTCATCCGGTTCAGCTGCATGTTGTATTGGAGCACCGTGCTCATGGTCTCGGCCTGCCTCTGCTCCTCGCGATCCCTCGCATAGCATGTCGGCTCCGTGGCCTGTGACCTGAAGACTCCTATGACATTGCGAACCAACCTGCGGATAAGATTATTCTTAAGCGGCACATTTCCCTGACGCCTGATATATTCCTCCTCACGGACGCGCTCCCCTTCCACGCAAATTACATCACTCCACTGGTCTCCATATGTGTAACGCCTGTTACGCTCGCGCTCCTTGCGAAACCGGTACATGTTACGGTAATATGTCTGCGCCTCCATAAGCACATCCTGGGCACGGCGCACATCCGTGCCGCTCTTCCGGCTACGGACCACACTGTCCATCTCATCTGCCCCTCTTCTACGATTCACCATCTTTATATCTATTTTTTTGTGTCGTTCTTTAATCTTACCACTCCCAGCCGGCCTCGGCCATGGCCGAACGCTTCAGCATATTCTCCCATGCGCTCTCGACTTGACGCTCTCCTTTAATCTTCAGACTCTCCATCATTGCCTCCTCCACAGGCATGTCCGGCAACCGTGATATCCTCTCCTTGATGTCGTCAATCCGTTTGCGAAGCTCCTGTGCCTCTCCGGAGTCTCGTGTCTTGAGATAAGCCTTGGTGGTCTTCGTCAGCTCCCTGTCGAGCTGTCCATATAGCTCAAGCCTGTGCCAGTCATCTCCGGCCTCGCGCTGAATGCCCGCCATAGCCCTGCCATACGACATATAGTCATTATCCTCATCAAGAATCTTTCGAGCCTCTGTCTGACTGCGCCTTATCGAAGTGTAACGCTCATCAGCCTCCTCAAACCGTGCCTCCAGATCTTCGGGCGTGAAGCTCTCCATACGCTCCTTGATGCGCTTGTCGGCAATTTTCTCATATCGCGCCAAAGCTTCCTGGTCATCCCATTTGAAGGTGATGAACCGCTCGCGTGCTATCTGACGCGCAGCATACAGCTCCGCTATCTCTTTCGGACTCATCTTCGAAGCTTCCTCTCCGGTGAGTCCCACCTCGTCGATATACATGTTCTTAAGCTGGCTCGGCGCCACGTTCATAAACCGTCCGATGGTTATCGCCACCCCGTTAGCCAAGCCCAAGTCTCCATGACAGCCGTCCCATATGCCCATCACCATCTCCTCGATGGTGCGCGGGTTGATACCCAACCCGGTCATCGCAGCCAAGTTCACCAAGTGGTTGATACCCTCAGGCACTTTCATCCCATCTTCCGAAGTCAGCTCCGCTATGATGTCCGACAGCTCCTCCTCAAAGGGCAAGCTCTTGCCCGTCTTGCCGCGCAAGCTCTCTCCCTTTATCAACGATGCCGCAACATTCGATATCATATCGCCACCGGTCAATCCCTCCACCGGTGCAGTGACAAGCCTTATCCAAGCATCATCCCACATCTCGTCCTTCTTCTTACCATCCTCGCCAAACAGCAGATACCAAGCCGAGCCGCCAAGGTTCCACACATACGACAACCCTAATCCGAACACCGACAAGTTCACCATGTCCGTCACAAGCTGACGCACCATGCGCTTCTTTGCCGCTTCACCGGCCTTGGCTATCGCTTCCTGCGGTGCATCTTCCAAGCCTTGATAGCCGAGGTCGCGGAGTATCTTCTTGCGCTCAAACTCAAGGTCGCGCTCCCATTCACCTTTGCGGCCATACTTGCCGAGGTTGCGTGCGGCTCGTGCTGTCTTGCGTGTATATGAGAATGGCGAGTTCCTGAATATCGTGAACAGATTACTCAGGTAGTTGCCGCCACGCTGCATCGGCGACAGGTATGCCCCTTCGTCCGACTGCTGGGTCTCGTTGTATGTCTCTGCCTTCTCGATTGCCCGGCGGTGTGCCTCCTCTTTGCTGTACCCCTCTTTCTTATACCTGCGAAGAGCCGTGTCATACATTGCCTTGGCTCCGACAGCTACTGTCCACACGTCCACCGCCGCGTTCGGCAGCATGCCGTATTGCGATATGAATTTCGGTATCTTCTTCTCCCAAAGCTTCCAGTCAGTGCCGAGCTTCGACAATCGCGGGTCGCCGGCAACGCGGCTCTTCCATCGCTCCCGTATCATCGGCACATTCTCCATCGCCCATGATAAGCTATTCCATGAAGTCGCTGTAGACTTTGCCAAGTAAATTGGATTGCATTCACCAAGATAAGCCGGCCACGAGGTCAGCTGCTTCATCGCCGTATAAAGTCGCCCGGTCACGGCAGAGCCGGTCGCTCCCTTGGCGATGTTCATCAGCCCACGGTTGACAGCGTCAACCTCCGGACGATAAGTCCCGGCGGCAAGCCGGCAGCAGTCCTTGAATTCTTTCCAAAGCGTGTCGCCGGCACCATACATCGTCGTCATGTTCTTAACCTTTGCCCTGAACTTGGTATCGCTCAGCAACGTGTTCACGTCGCGTCCCCATTCGGCAAATGCGTTCCAATGCTCCATCTCCTCTATGTGGTCCAGTATGATGTGCGTCGCATCGCTGTTGAGTATATCCAGTGGCTTGGCGTTCACAGTGCGCCTGTTGATTGCCCCGGTTTTCGTAGCTCCGGCTCCGTTGCTTATTTTTATCGAGTCGCTGTCATCAACACCACCTTTCTCCTGAAGTGAGTCGCCCAATATCCGCAAAGGGAAGTAGTTCTCGATATCATCCATCGAAGTGCCGAACATCCGCTTGTGAGTCTCGTTGTATTCCTCGCGTGTCTTCGGCAGGAATTCTTCCTGTAGCCAATCCGCAGCCTTCTTCAGATTGGGGTCAAGCACCTCCGATATCCGCTCCACATCCGATTCACCGATACCCATCTTGCGAAGCTTCATCTTGCCGTCAACCATCTTATTAGCCATGTAGATATACATGAGGTTGCCTTGCGTCAGCTCCTCGGTGCGTTTCTCCTTGCCGTCAAGAAAGTCCACCTCACACCCTTTATTGCGTGCGAGCTTTATAAGGCTCGACCAGCGAGCACGCTTATCGCCCGTCAGACTCTTCACAAACACGTCAAGCTCTTCCATCTTCGCCATGTGTCCCGAAATCTCCTTGTCTCGGCTCGCTTTCCAGCCTCCCATGAAGTGATTCCAAAGGTAGCCCTCGCCATCCACGCTCCTCTTGCCGAACGTGCGCAGCATCATGTCGAAGCTCGACAACGGTGCTAATATGAATCGTGAGAATGTGTTGTTGACCATCCACTGTTTCAGTTTCTGCGCTTTCTTGTTATGTATACGCTCGCTGCGCCCCTCCATATCGGAGTTAGCCATGTGACGTATACGGCCCACGCGCTCGCGCTCAGCCTCACGGAAAGCCAAGGCACGCTCCCTGCCACGCGCCGTCATCTCGCCGATACGCGCAGCTTCCTCTGCATATGCCTCTATACGGGCTATCTTATTCTCCCAGATGGCTTCCTTGGCGTTCTTCTTGAATTCCCTGCGCTT